GGTACAACAGGTGCAGGGATAGTTCTATCACAGGAACTTCTCACTGAGCTTCTCGGAGCTCATGTCAAACGACACAACCTTTCTGCCAGAGCTATTATTGACGCTAAAATTCCATATGGTAATAGTCTAGTTCAACAAAGTTACAATGAATTGAATAGCAGTACTTTGATCTATAATGTAATTAATCCAAAAGTTCCAGGCGTAATTTCACCAACAAAGTCAAAAATTTTCCCAAGTCTTATTGCAGGTATTGCCACTCCAGTCGCTTGTGCTCCAGCACTCTTGCGTGCAAATAAAGATGTAGATCCTCTTAAGAAAGGTCTCACTAAAATTTTGGGTGAACAGAAAAGAGTAGATGAAAAAATTTTGAAATTAGCTTGTAATGATGTAATTAGATCTATGAAACATGAAAAACTCAAAGTACTTGATTATGAAACTGCTGTAATAGGTAATGAAGAACCATTCATCAATGCAATCAATAGAACAACATCACCAGGGTATCCATACACACTCAATAATCCAGGTAAAGGTAAAAGACATTGGTTCGGAGAGGACACATTCACACTCAATGAAGAAGTAGAAATAGATGTCATGAATCTTTTAAGTGCAGCAGCAAAAGGACAACGTACAGATGCTGTTTTCATCGCAACTTTGAAAGACGAACGTAGAGCAATTGAGAAGGTGCTTGCGGGAAAGACTCGTGTATTCGAAGCTGGACCTCAACACTTAACAATTGCTGTACGTATGTACTTCTTAGATGCTCTAAATTCAATCATGAAAGGTAGAATAGAAAATGAAATGGGTTTAGGAACTAATGTATATTCACAAGATTGGGATTCAACAGCTAGAAATTTACTAAGACATCCAAATCATTTTGCAGGTGATTTTTCAAATTTTGATGGTAGTCAATCACAACAATTATTGTGGGCAGCTTTGGATTGCGTTGAAGCGATGTATCAGGATGTTGATGATATTTCAGATCTTGAAAACAATGAGGATCGTACAATTAGAGAAGTTCTCTTTTCTTATTTGTGCAATGCTGACGTTGTAGTCAAGGATGAAATTATTCGACAGGATCATGGACAACCTTCTGGCAACCCAATCACCACTTTGATAAATTGTTTGATGAACAAGATTGGCTTCAGACTTTGTTATTTGATTTTGCTGCAGGAAC